AAAAAATGTCTAGTCAAAAACCAGCACGCAAGCCTATGAAACATAACCCAGAGGCTAAACAAAACACACAGGCAAATTTATATAGCCAAAACACAAATTTTAATACTACTAAAGACAGAGTATTTAATAAAATGTTCAAATAATAAAAATATATTTAAATTAAACTAAAATGAAAAAAACAAATTTAAGAACTATTACTGGCGGTGGGTCAGTAGACAGTATTACAACTAGTTACGAGGGACAGTATCTAGGACAAATTATTTCGGCAGCTTTACTATCTGGAGACACTATCGACAAAGGCGGTATTACAGTTAAGCCTAACGTAAAGTACAAAGAGGTAGTAAAAAAATTAGACACTACAGGAATTGTAACAGACGCAACTTGTGACTTTACAGTAACAGCAGACCAGATTACACTATCTGAGCGTATTTTACAAGTAGACCCTTTTCAAGTTAATTTACAGATTTGTAAAAAAGACTTTTTAAGCGACTATTTAGCTTTAGAAATGGGTAATAGTGCATACACTAACCTACCTACTAGCTTTGCAGATTATATTATGGCTCACGTAGTAGCTAAAGTAGCTGAAAAAACAGAGCAAAATATCTGGGGTGGAGTTGCTGCAAACGCTGGCGAATTTGACGGTCTTACAGTACAGGCTTTAGCAGATACAGACGTAAACGACGTAGCTGGCGTAACAGCTACAGCTTTTACAGCTGACAATATTATCGACGAACTAGGTAAAGTAGTAGACGCTATCCCAGCAGCAGTATACGGTAAAGAAGACTTACACTTATATTTACCTACTGGCGCATTTCAAAAATACGTAAGAGCTTTAGGCGGTTTTGGTGCTATTACTGGCGCTGGCGGTGGAGCTAACGGCGTAGATAACAAGGGGTCTTTATGGTATGACAACGGAGCGTTAAACTTTGAGGGTATCAAAGTATTTAAAGCACCAGGTATGCCAGCAAACCATATTGTAGCAGCTGAAAAATCAAATTTATTTTTTGGTACAGCTTTGCTTAATGATATGGGAGAGACGTCGGCTAAACTTTTAGATATGGCAGATTTAGACGGCTCAGACAACGTAAGAATTGTACTCAGATTTCAAGCTGGCGTAACTTACGGAGTTTCTCAAGACGTAACGCTATATACTTTAGCATAGTAAAATAACAAATTCACAAAATTAAGGGTAGGTAAGCTCATAACAGCCTGCCGCCCTTTTTTTTTAACTTTAAAAACATAAACATTATGAGCTGTAATTCATTAAGTATTGGACGTACTTTGCCGTGTACTAGCTCTGTAGGTGGCATTAAGGCGTTTTACGTCGCTAGCTGGGGTACTTTAGGTACTTTGACAGTTAGTGCTACTACAGGCGAGCTAGAGAGCATTAGCGGTACGCCAACACTATACAAGTATGACGTAGAGGGGTCAAACGGTTTAGAGCAAGCGATTACGTCGAGTGCTGAAAACGGTAGTATTTTTTACGACCAAACTTTAACGGTAACACTTAAAAAGCTAGATTTAGCTACACAACACGAACTAACCGACTTACTAAAGGCTAGAACCCATATTTTTGTAGAAGACTATAATAGTAACTACTTTTTAATGGGAGCTACAAACGGAGTGCAAAGCTCTGGAGGATCAATAACTACAGGGCAAGCTTACGGCGACCTTAGCGGCTTCTCTGGACTAACATTTAACGCGCAAGAAACGTTACCAGCATATTTTGCTGACGCAACTATAGTAACGGCTAACGTTAGTGCTACACAAATAGAGCCAGCATAATTAAGGGGTTAATATAGGTAGATGCTTAGGCTATTAAGAGGGCGCAGAAATGCGCTCTTTTTTTTATGCAAAAAACTAAAATATAGCGTTATATATATATGAAAGTATTAAAGCCGACTACAGACGAGCAAACATTTTATTTTATACCTAGAGATTATAATATAAGTAATACTATTAACTTTAGGGACGACCAAACAAACGAGGTGGCTATATATACGCCTATAATGGTTAAAGAGAATGATTTTATTAAAGTTACTGGAGTTTTTAATTTAATAGAGGGTCATTTTTACGATTTATCTTTAGGTAGTAATTATGACGTATGGAACGAAAACGACGACGTATGGGACTTGTCGCCAGATACGTGGGCATTACCTAAAAGAGTAGATTATTTTTCTATAGACAAAATATTTTGTACGGCGCAAGAAATAAACCAAAACGCTCATTTAGAATATAGTATAAATAAAAACGAGTTTAAAACGCAAAACACGCATAGTAACGACTACATAGTATTATGAAAAAATTAAATAAAAAACCTAGCAATACGCAAGGCGGTTTAAAATTTATAAACCTAAATACGTATACGTCCCCAGAAATTATTGAAGACAAAAACCAAGAGTTTGTAAGTTACGGCGCAGATAACGACTATTTCGGTTACCTTAATGACTTATTTAACGGCTCGCCAACTAATTCGGCGGCTATTAATGGTATAGCGCAGCTAATTGCTGGTAGAGGTTTAGACGCTTTAGACAGCTCAAAAAACCCAAACGGCTACGCTGTAATGAAAAAACTATTTACAGACGACTGTTTAAGCCGTATTTCTATAGACTTAAAACTATTCGGTCAAGCTAGCCTACAAGTTATTTATAACGAAGAGCGTACACAAATAGCGCAAGTAGAGCATTATCCTGTAGAAACGTTAAGAGCTGAACGCTGCAACGCCGACGGCGACATAGAAGCCTACTATTATAGTAGTGACTGGACGGACGTAAAAAACGCTAAAGAGTTAAAGCGTATACCCTGTTTTGGAATGTCTACAGCTGACATAGAAATATTATACATAAAACCTTATAAACCAGGCTTTTATTACTATAGTCCTGTCGATTACCAAGGCGCTACACAGTATATAGAAATGGAAACCGAAATAAGCAATTTTCATTTAAACTCGCTTTTAAACGGAATGTCGCCTAGTTTGTTAATGAATATGAACTCTGGCATACCAGACGAAGAGACCCAGCGAGAAATAGAGCAAAAAATATATCAAAAATATACTGGCACGTCTAATAGTGGACGTATAATTTTAGCCTTTAACAATGGTGCAGAAGAGCAAGCGACTATAGAAACGGTACAACTATCTGACGCACACCAACAATACCAGTTTTTAAGTAGTGAAAGCGGCGCAAAAATACTAATAGGTCATAGGGTTACAAGTCCTTTGCTTTTAGGTATTAAAGGAGACGGTAACGGTTTTTCGAGTAATGCAGACGAGTTAAAAAACAGCTCTATATTATTTGACAATACGGTAATTAGACCGTTTCAAGACCTTATTTTAAAAGCCTTTGATAGTATACTAGCTTACAATGATGTTAGCTTAAAACTATATATAAAGACGTTACAGCCTTTAGAGTTTATAGACTTAGAAAACGCAAACAGTAAAGAAGAGGTCGAAGAGCAAACAGGACAAAAAAGAGATTTTAGCGACGAGAGACCAAATCTTACAGACGAAATAGCTACAGCTGTACTAGACCGTTTAAATACTGTAGGCGAAGACGAAGACCTAGAAAACTGGGACTTAATTAACTCTACGCCAGCTAACGAATACGACGAAAATATACATAGTGCTATAAATTTAGCTAGCGTCGTTTCTAGTACGCCTAGTAAGACAAGCGAGCAAGACACTAGTATTTTAAAAGTAAGATATGCTTATATGGGTAGCAATAACCCAGAGCGAGATTTTTGCCAGAAAATGTGGGCAGCTAAAAAAATATATCGTAAAGAAGACTTAGACAAGCAAAGCAGTGCAAATTCAGAGCTAAGTCCCTCAGGATCAGATACTTACAACATATGGTTATACAAAGGCGGCGTAAACTGTAAGCATTACTGGGAACGTAGAACGTATTTAAGAAAAAACAACAAAAAAATTACAGTAACAGAGGCTATTAAGAAAATTAACGAGTTAGACCCTAGTTTACGTAAAGAGGCAAAAATAGAAAAAAACGCACCAGAGGTAGCGCAAATAGCAAAAGCTAGTAACGACTATTGGAGGTATAATAATTAAAAAATGGCTACAGCATTATTCATAAATAGAACAGACTTAGTAAAAAACACTATTATAAACGGTAACGTAGATACTGATCTCTTTATACAGTCAATTAAACTAGCGCAGCAAACGCATATATTACAGTATTGCGGTAGCGCTCTATACGACGAAATATCTAATAAAATACTTAATAGTAGTGTAGATACAGATACAGAGGCTTTACTTTCAGATTTTTTGCAGCCTATGCTTATACACTACGCTATGACGGACTATTTGCCCTTTTGTAGTTTTGAAATTAAAAACGGCGGTCTATTTAAAACGACGTCCGAAAAAGGCGCAGCTGTAAGTAAAGACGAGGTAGACTATTTAGTACAAAAACATTTAAGTAGCGCACAGTTTTATACTCGTAGATTTATAGACTATATGAGTTTTAATGCTGCGGCTAAGTTCCCTAAATATTTTGAAAATAATAACGAGCAAATGCAGCCAGAAAAAAGCGCGGCATTTACAGGCTGGGTTTTATAGTATGAAAAAAGAGTATAAAGTAAAAATAAAAAACGTAAAAAAGTTAGTTAGCTACTTACGTAAACAAAAAAAAGAAAATGGCAAACACAATAAACTGGGGTAAAATATATTGCTATATGTCTACGAACGATAGCTGGGGGGACGTAGTAAATAAAAGGACTATACAAAATGTAGCAGCGCCAGACTGCCTAGTAGAGCAAGTTAATTGCGGTACGGAAAGTAGTTTTACTGGTGGACAGCAGTTCCCTACTTACTTAAATATAAATTTAGGTACAGACACAGGCACAGTAACACTAGATTTTGACGCAATAGGTATACCAGATAAGTTTGAAGTTTGGTTTGACGGTAATTTAGTTATAGACACAGGATATAGAGGCAGTACATTTAGACAAGCAGAATTAGACGCAGCGCTAGCAGACCGAGGCTTACCCCCAGAAATAATTACAGCGCCGCCAAGTGGAACGGCAACTTTTAATAAAAATACTGCAACCTCTACGGCACAAATTAGAGTATATGCGCCTTTAAATTTAACAGCCTGGGATATAGAACTAAGCTGTCCTATATAAGAAATAATAAAATAAAACAAAAAAAATATGAGTACACTAACAGGAACTAAAATAAGTCAGACTTATGTAGGGTTACTAAAAACTTTAGATACGACGCCTTTAAGCGATTTACCTAAAGAAATTTCGGACGGCTTAGGGAATGGGTCTGGGGTAAAACTTGACAATGCTGGTAACTTAGACGTAACTAATACAGTAGCCTTTGGTAGTTTAAAAGATACTACAGAAGATATTACAGTTACTAAATTTGTAG